CGCCATGCGCGCCTTTGCCAGCTGTACCCAGATGGCATCATCGAATGCACCACGAGTCTCCAGGTCGAAGCCTGGACGCCTCGCGATCGAGGCGTACACCTTGCCCATCGGGTTCGGCATCATGTCCACGATCTGGTTCATGTGGTTCGGCAGGTACATGGTGATCTGGTCACCATCGCAGTACTTAATGACTTCGATCTCACGCTCTGCCCAGCCCTGGCTGGTCTGGTTGCCGATCTCGTTGGACTGAAGCACTCGGAGAAGGTGTGGGAACTTCGCCACGAGATCGATAGCCTCTTCGCGCCACACCTTTGTGTAGCTGCGTACCCTGCCGTACAGGTCCATCTCCGGATAGATGCCCATGGGGCTCTCCACCCTGATGCGTGGAACCTTGTTCTCGAAGTCCGGCTCAACGATGTAGACCGCCAGACCGAACGTGTTGTAGTAGTCACAGAACGCGATCTGATGACCGGACTGAAGCTGACTGTTCTGGACGTAGGCGTTTGCGATCTTCGTCCTCTTGGAAGAGAACTTCTTCGCCTTGTCCGTGGTGATGACTCCAGATGCACAGTTGATGGACGGCATGGCACCCATGACCTCAGCCATGTCTCGTGCCGCAGTATCCACCATGTTCGCCACGATTGGCTTGGGCCATGCGTCAGGCATGGCACCAGGCATCACCGTGTCGATGTCTCCGGAGCGCACGTCGTGCACATCGCGCTGACGCTGGTCACGATCAGCGGAGGCACGACGCAGTGACTCTACCTTCTGGGCGACCCTGTCGATAGTCAGCGCCATGTGTACTCCTTAGTCTCGCTCTGGCCAGTGCCAGGTTCCGCCAGACTTCTCTTCGTCATGGCGGCACTTGTTGAAGAACAGGCCAGTCGGGTTCAGGACGACCAGACTTGCATCGTCTCCGTCGACGGCCGCCACGACGGCGGCCCTGCACTCGGGAACATACTCACCGTTCGGAGTGCCATAACTGGTGTAGTGGACGATCTGTCCCACGGTAGGCTTCACTTGCTGGCCACCTTCAGCTTGTCCCAGCTTGCCTTGCCTGGGTAGCCGTCAGCTGCCGATCCGGTGTATCCGAGCTTCCTCTGCCACCAGGCGTACGCCTTGATGTCCGCACGAGTGAACTCGTCGGTTGGAGTGTATGCAGGCTTGTAGCCTGCCTTCTTCAGGGCCTTGCCCATCTGGGTGATCAGGGGGTGTCGCTTACCCAGTCGGAAGAAACCATTGCCAGGGTAAGGGGCATAGACTGGTCGAGGCTTAGGCTGAGTCCCTGAACCAGAGGAGCCACTGGCTCCTCCGTCAATCACCGCCTGAACCTGGCTCCTGAAGGACTTCATGTCAATGCCCTTGGGGTCCGGCTTCCAGTCCGACCACTCCTTGTGCCCGATGACGCTCTTGGCACTCCAGCCGTAGTGGCGGCAGATGGCCGCCGCGAACTTGACCATGGCAGTCACCTGAACGGCAGGCCACGGATCATCGCCATCTCCACGGTTCACGCACTCGGCACCGTAGAAGCAGTCATTGCCATCGGCAGCGCCAGAAGATCCCTCGTGGTAGTGAGGGGCGGACGGGTAGTCGCCGTAGCTCTCGTTCACCACTTCGGTCTTGACTGCCGGATCTCCGCCGCCAGCGTGATTGGCGCGGCCCTTGGAGATCAGGTACACGACGCCCTTCTTGTTGATGAGCACATGGCACTTGGGTCCGATGAGCGAGGAGTCTCCGTCATAGACGTTGTCGATGATTCCCTGCCCGTCACCTGATGCGGTGTGGTGGATCATCACTCCATTGACCGGACCGAACGGCTTGCCGGTCTCGTCGTCGCGCTCATGGTCACGCCAGTCCTTGTACTCCACGACCTTGAGCCCCTCGGCCTTGAGGGCCGAGAGGAGCTGACTTGCGGTCATAGGGGTTGCCACTAGTTCCACCATCCCTTGTTCTGGTTCAGTTCTGCCTGGGCCATGTAGTCCAGGTCGATAGTGATAGAGCGCTCACGGTCTCGTGGGCTCTGGTATTCGTTGTTCACGTGGAAGACATTGTCTATCTCGCCGATCAGCTCTCGTGCACGGATCTCTGCGAACCAGAGTGCCATGACGGTGTCGATCTTCTTCTTCGTCTTGACGCCGGGAGGGGTGGGCTCCCATGTGGTGAGCTGCTCTACAAGCATCTTCACGCCCTCACCGCTTGAGCGGGAGGGCAGGTGAATCAGGTTCTCGTTACGCTCGTAGCCCTCGAACAGGACGGACATCGAGGCGACACCGAAGTCGGTGTCCCACTTGTTCGATCCAGTGAAGTGCTCACGGAGAAGGCAGCCACGACTGCCCAGGAAGTTTTTGATCTCCCTGTTCTGCGTGACCATGAGGTTCATGGCGTTCTTCTCGATGCGCCACTCGTTCATGCCGTACTTGACGGTCAGCTCCTTGATCTTGTCGAAGATGTCATCGGGCTTGAGCCCGCCCTTCGACCAGACGTCCAGCACCCAGCGCTCACCGGAGTAACGATCCACGCCCATGACAACAGATGCAGAGTGCCCTGTCATGGCTGGGTCGAATCCGCCGACGATGTACAGTCCGTCCATGCCGTTCATCCTGTGGCCAGGCGCTCCCCTGGACATCGGTCCAGCCGCCCTCATGCCGTCCACGCAGCCGGTCACCGCCTTCACGGGGAAGATGGCGTCCTCGACAACGGACTCCTGCATGTAGACCAGAGCCCAGTTCTTGGGAGACATGGATGCGCGGCGCTTCCTGAGCGCCTCGCCAGTCCACATGGGCCAGAGGCCGTCTTCATCCTGTTCTACGAGGAGTCGACCGGCCACAGAAACCGGTGGACGGTTAGTCCGAGGCCATAGCGTGATCCATTCCTTGGAGTCGTCTGCAAACTCCAGGACAGCAGGCTGCGTGAGGTAGGTCCATGGACTGGACTCTTCACCGTAGTAGTCGTCCTTGACGATCTCGCCGTATAGATCCACAGGTGCGAGCCGAGTGCCAACCAGAAGGATGCGTCCACCTGGGTACGACAGGCGATTGTAGACCTCTCGCTGGAGCCAGTCCATCTGCTTCTCATACTCATGGGCGTTCTTTCCCGTCACACAGTCGTCGAGGATGATGAGGTCTGCTCGGGATCCGTAGATGTGTCCACCGATACCCAGAGCCTGGACCGTGGGGTCCTTCTCTCCAGAGTCTCGCGTTGCGGAGCTGACGTAGATCGAGTCGGCGGTCCATGCCGCCGCTCCATCGTCGAATCCACCCTCGGGAGCGAAGTCGAGCTGGAGCTTCTGGTAGTTCCTGTTCTCCGATGCGAGGCGATCCTTGATGCCTCGAAGGAACCTCTTGGCCATCTCCTGCGTCTGAGACACGAGGATGACTCGGATGTTCGGGTCCTGGCAGATCCTGTACGTCACATAGTTCATCGTGATGGTAGTGGACTTCGCATGCTCTGGGGGAGTGTTGATGAGCAGGAACTCGGGTTCACCCTTGATGTAGGTCTGATTCTCGTGAAGGTTCCTAGGCTCATCGCCCTCCAGCAGATCGATCCACTGAAGATGATGGTTGAACAGCTTGGTGTCGAGGTACTCCTCGCACCACTCGGGGAAGGGGGCGATGTTCTCACGGTTCGCCTCTGCCTCCTCGCCGGACTGCGACATGAGTCGCAGCCTGTCGATCTCATCCCGGAAGTTTGCATCCGACTGACGCAGGTACTTGTACTGGGCCTCCGTGAGTCCCATGTCGATGCAGCCCTGCTTGATCGACTTGCCGTTCTTGATGTACTTGATGAAGGTCTCCTTGCGGACCTTCGCGTCGGAGTACTTGGTACGGTCAGCCTGCTTGAAGCCAGTCTTGGCTACCGGAGCCTTCCGTGGGTCCGACTTGAACCGCTGACCCCCTTCGGTCACGTAGACCTTAGCCACCCGTCCTACCCTCCTATAATCATGGTCGAAGCTAGCAGTGCTAGTTTATCCTTGTGCAACTCAAACGCCGTGCGGCTCCCTAATAGTCGGGGTGCCCGCTAGGGCGGGACCCCTCTACTGGAGCTAAGATCCCGAGCTGAGCGAGGGGTGTGTTTAACCAAGGTTCATCGGAGCGTCCAGCCCCCTGAAGGGGCTGGCTCGCTACACCCTGTCGTAGTCTCGTTCGTACCGGTCAGTCCTGGCTGAACCTGGTTTAAAGGGGGTGTCACTATGTATATACGTGTCCCTTGCCGGATTAGTGACATACTTTCGATGTGACCTGTGTCACGTGGCTACAGCCCAGTAATACCAAGGGTCCTGAGAGGGCATGTGACGCAAGTCACAGGTATGTATGGTCCATTTTTAGTGGGTCTCACTCCCACTCCCACCGAGCCAGTTTAACAACCCCCGGGTACGAACCAGGGCAAACCAGGACATCTCGGACACGCCCAAACCACCACGAACCAGGACAAGGTGGACACGTGCTCACCTGAGCAGAGCAGGGCTCGGACGAGCGTGGCAGGAGTGTTCACATATGTAGACAGGGTTCACGTAGATGTATACAGGCCACGATGTCCGATATGCACCCACATGGTGGGATATGTGCAGATATGGTGAAGGATGTGCGCATCTGGTGGGGGATGGGGAGGAATGTGGTGGGTTTGGACTATACACCCTGTGTATACCGATACGCCCCGATACGCCCCTCCCTACGCGCGCGCGTGTTCCATCATCCACGTGACGTGAGGTGCTCACATGAGCGTGCACTGTGCTCGGATGAGCAGAGACGGAGGGACGAACCGGGACAAAGGTGATCTATCGGAAGACTTATCGGTCCATGTCCGACTTGTCCAGTTTGCTTGAGCCCTTCACTCCAGCGAATCCAGCCTTGATCCACACCTCTGCCAGCCTGCCCTCAGGGGCAGGGTGTCCTGAGATGTCCGGTTTGGGCGGTCGTTCTGTCCGGTTTTATCCTGACATGAAGGCAGCTTCTGGACTCTTCCAAGCTAGTTTCTCGTCCTGGTCTGACCCGATCTGTCCGATTCGTCCCTGTCCCAGATGTCCGGTTTGTGGTGTTTTGCCGGCGTCCCTGCCTCCCTTCGCAGTTGCTGTCACTTCTGCAATCCGTAGTGTTCTGGTTGTCGGACCGAGCAAGCGGGTTCGGCAGGGACCTTGAGTCCTCGTTCTTGACCACAACTCCAAAAGCCAGACTCTTGACAGACCACTGCATGGTTTGATTGAGTCCTCACAGCGCGATTCCGGACCGAAGGGTCCGGGCCACGCGGGATTAGCGTCCACCTTCGCAGCAATCGGGCGGGGGCAGGCCGCGTAGCATCTCTCTACTTCGGTTCAGAGCTCTGTGAACTACAGGCGACCTACGGGTCTATGTATGCCCAACTGAGCCCGGTTTGCCGGATAGCGCCCCTGCCCTCAACGGGAAGACAATACCCTCACTAGAGGTGAGTCATGCCCAGAGGGCGGGAAAACAGGGACTTGACAGAGCCTAGCAAGGTCTGACAGAGTCTGACTCGTCGGAACGGTCCAGAACTTGGACGGTCCAACACAGCATTTGCGCCCGGAGTAAGGGGAGTTGTCTCGCCTGGCACCGAACGAGCTTTCTGCTCAAATAGGTCTGCCTTGAGACGACGAACTTTAAGCCAGTGTCGGCAACCACAGCGGTGGACTAGCTTTAGCCGCTCCCTCGAACGAGGGTGCCCAATCTGGTCAAAGGAAGCGCTCGTTGCTTGAGAATTAAATACTGTGAAGACTCGCAGTGTGAGTCTCGCCCCGGCCACCGCTAAATGGGTGGCAGCGCTCCTCGGAGCGCAGTACATTAGGAGGCGAGCGGTAGCACTGTGAGCCGTGTGAGAACACATCACCCGTGAGGCGGACACCACGTGCTAACGCCTCCATGCGTCCCCGAAGTGCCCACGTTACAACGTGGTGCCATCCGGTAGAACAGAAGACGCGAAGATCGGGGAACCAACTCACACGCT